GTTGACCAAATTCAAAAAGACGAACTTATTCACGCAACTTTAAAGGAAATTAAAAGAAAGTATAATGCGGACAGAGTCTTTATTACTCAGTTTCACAACGGTGGAACTTTTTACACTAATTCACCAATGCAAAAAGTGTCCATAACATATGAAAGATGTTCTGATGGATTACAACGAATCGCCGACAAATTCCAAAATTATTTGGTAAGTAATTTAACATGGTACGCAACAAAAACGTTAAAATACGAAACATTTTTTTATGATGTGGACGAAGTTGTTGATGACATAATAATGAAAAGTTTATTCAAACAATATTCTACGTGGGCACATGTTGCGGTTCCTATTTTCGATAACAACCAACACCCAATTGCCGTTTTGGCAATGGATTGGGTAATATCAGAACTTCCTGTTCAGTATGTGGATGATGAGGACTTCAATGAGGAAATGATTGATGATTTCAAACGTGATGCAAACTCACTTAAGGGATATTTAATGTAAAAGGATTATGAATATTTTAGGTAATAGTTTCAGATGGGGATTAGGTGGTTACGAAAATGGACCATTTGGACATAAAGGTTCCAATTGGAAAACTGAAAATGCTTGGGACTTGACAACTCAATCAGACACTGATGTGTACTCCATTACAGATGGTACTGTAACAAAAATAAAAACTTTAAAAACAGGTGATGGTCATTTGTTTGGAACTTCTATTGAAATTTTGGGTAGAGGTGAATACCCAACAATATTTTATTGTAATTTATCTGGAGTTAAAGTTAGAGTTGGAAACAAAATTCATGTTGGTGAAAAATTGGGTAAGGTCGCACAATCACCTAACCAAATGGGTAGTTATTTACATGTTGCATTACCTTTTGGTAAATATATATCTTCATTAATACAATCTGATGGGTCTATTAAAGGTTCTGATTCAGAAGTAACCGTAAATAAGCCAAAAGAAAAAGAAATCAAACCTGTGGGTTCTAAAGAAACGAGTGATGATGATTTTGCAACAAAAATAACAAAAGCCGCAATTGGTGTCCTTACACCAATCGGATTGGCGTCAAGTCTTTTTGAAGAGGTTGAAAGAATCAAAGAGTTGTTAAAATAAAAAACCCATCTTTTAATACAGGTTAATTTATTATATTTATAGAATATGAAATACATTATTAGTGAAGATAGAAAAGAAGACATTATTAAACAATATATTATGTCAACATTTGATAGAGTTGATGATGTGTTATTTGGAAAACGTCATACGTATTATGGTTCAGGACTTGTTAATGGTAAGGATAGAGGTGAACAAACAATTATAATAGTCTTAATTAATAACTTGGATGATGAGTTGAGTAAACAAGACCTTCAAGAATTAAAACAGAAAATAATTAATAGAACTGATAAGGTTTTTAATTTAAAATATAATTCATACGGTTCAAATTGGGAATTTGGTTTCCGTAAAAAAGTGATTGAACCATTTTAAATAAAAAACCCCCATCTTCCGATGAGGGTTAATTAAGGTCAATGTAACTTATTATTATTTTGCACCAACAGTTTTAACTTCTTTAACTTCTGTCTCCTTAGAGCAAGAATCTTTACAAGTTGAGTCATTAGCACAAGTGTCTACTGATACGCTATCCATAATGGTAGAGTCGTCAATAGATGTTTCTGTTGAGTTAGAGCATGAAGCAAATGCTGTCATAGTTACAATTCCGAATACAATAAATAATTTTTTCATAGTGTGTGTTTAACAATTATACAAAATTAAATATAAAAGAAAAAGCGAAAAACCGAGATATTTATAAAGAAATTAAAGATATTTATCAATTATGAAAGATTTGAAAAAAATTATACATGAAAGTTTGGGTAGGGTTTTAGAGGAACAAATGTCAATGGCCGCACCTGCCGAAGCAATGAATGGTCTTGCACCAGCAAAACAAACTAAAGAAAAAAAGAAAGAGGAAATAAAAGTTCCTGAAAATTGTTTTGGTGGACCTAAAAAACAAGCCGGTGGATTGGTGGCCTTGATTCAAGTCTTAATGAAAGACCATGACAGAAATGGTGAAAGAGCCGTTGAAGAAATTAAAAGATTTTCTGAAGGTAAATCAAAACCTGACCCAAAAGAGGTTGTTCAGATTCTTGAAAAATACAACAAACAGAAGTACTTGGGTTATGCAGGTTGTTTCTAAGTAAAACTTATTATAATGAAAAAAGTCAGTTAATAACTGACTTTTTTTGTTTGTGGAGGTGGAGGGTATCGAACCCTCGTCCAGAATACCTTGACCGAAAGGTACTACACGTTTAGGTCAACATTTGCTAATGTTCCGAAATTCACAATTCCCTTATTTTATAGTGGTTCGGTTTACTGAGAACTAATCCTCCACTTGTTTCTTTTAAGATAGAAACCACACCTCTAAAGACTTCTGTTCCTAGGTTATATGTCTCCCGACCTGAGTGTTATAGCGATTAGGCTACAACTGAAGACTCTTCACGGAACAAACCGCAAGCAGCCATATTATTTAAAACGTTGCCGTCTAATTTTTTAAATCAGTTTTTAATGAGTTAATTCAGCTCATACGTGCACCCGTCAACCAACAATACCTGTCGATTCCAGTCACCCCCATATTTCAAAGAACACTACAAATATAGTATAACTATAAATATATTCCAAGTATTTATAATATTATTATGAAGTTGACCGATATAATTTTAGAAGGAAGAAAGGAAGACATTAAAAAACAACTGTTAACAAAGTATCCTGAAGCGGAAACATATATTGATGCTGCGTTAAGGTCTGACCCAACAGGTTCCAAATATATTGAATACATCAATAGATATTTTGATGACTTATATCCTGTGTTAAAATCTTGGGGTAATGAAAATAGGATATTTGATTATTTTGACAACATTGGTTGGTGGGAAAAAAACTACAACAAATTATCAATAGATGATTTGGACTCAATTTATGAGGATGCTAAGGCGGACAATGTTTCGTCAAATTTGTTATCAATGATTTCATCTATTAATCCCGCACAGATTAAAGATATTAATTCTTGGGACATTCGTTTATTAAAATATGTTAGGGATTATGTTAATACAAAAAAATCAAGAAGAGAAATAGAAAGAGAAGCCAAATCGGGTGCGGAATTGGTGTATGAGACACCTAACAAACAAGTATTACTTTTTAAAATTAAGACACATGCAGCATCTTGTTATTATGGTGCCAACACAAGATGGTGTACAACCGCAAAAGAATCACCAGGACACTTCCAAAGAGAAACTCAAAATTACGATTTATATTATTTGGTTGACAGAACAAGACAAAGACCAAAATTGGCAGTTCAAATACCACATAGAAAAGGTTCACCAATTCTTGTTTGGAAAGAAAATGATGATAAGACAAACTTGGGTTATTTGTTGGATTTATATCCTGAAATGGAAAAGTACTTTGGTTCCGAACTTGGTTCAACCCAAACAATTAATTTTTTGGAATCAATAACAATTCCTGAAGTAAAAGACACATTTTCGTGGAACTTTCAATATCCTGATGAGATGATTAATAGTATTAGGGTACTAAGTCAAGATGATAAAGAAGACATTGTTGTTACTTTAGCATTTGAACCACCTCATGAATTTTGGGATATGTGGGAAATTAGCGAATATGATAGAGCGTTGATTGATAATGTTCTAAGTTATTATGGCGGTTCTTGGGAATTTCACGATAGATATACCACTGAAGAAGATTGGAAGGAAGGATACCTTTGGAATTATTCAACAAAAGAACAAGACGAACAAATTAAGGATTTAGCCATTAAATTATTTCCACAATATAGAAAAGATTTATTAACCAAAAAACTTGAAGATATGCCATCTGAGTTCAATAGTTTCTTGGAAACGGCATTTGATAGAGCGGTTAATGATATTCTTGATGAAATTACAATGAGTAGAAACCGTGAATCGGAGGCGTCAATATCAAACTATCTTAGAGACGAATATTGTAATATATTTTATAACGTGGGTGGGGAATCTCTTAATTGTTTTTACAAATATGCGTTTACAAGAGATAATTTGGTTAAACTATTAAAAACAAACCCTTCAGAATCAATATTTGGTTCATTATCCGCATATGTTAACTCTGGTGACGTTGCCGTTGAAGCTCCTTATGAGTTAAATGATTTATCATACAATATTTGGAATAAAAAAGATGGTGATGAAGAAAACTATTTTGAAGATGTTGAAAGAAGATTTGATAGTTTAATTGAATCAATGATAGATAAATTGGGTGATGAGGATACTGGTGATTTCCAAGAAAGAAATGAGAAGTATGAAAATTTTATGAGGTTTTTGGATAAAAGAGGGATTAGTTTGGGTAATTGGTATTCATTACCTGCAGATAAAACTTTTGTTTTCAGAGTTGACGATATTGATTTTAACGATTCTTCTGTTGAGGTGTCTGTTGAACCTCTAGGGGGAGGTAGAAGTTCACAAAAAAAATACAAACCTTCATTTGAAGAATTTGTAACTTTATTATACAATTATCAACTTTTTAGATAATTTTTTGTATCTTTGCATACAAATGGAAAGATTACAATTACTAAAGGATGTATTATCCGTCCCAACTTGTACTTACAAGGAAGATAAAATGGTTGAGTTTTTGAAAAATTACTTGACAGAGAAAAACTACGATTTTTTTGTTGACGAACACAAGAACGTATATGTGACAAAAACTTCACCTGAATTTGAAGGTCAACCGTTTCCATGTGTGGTTGCTCATACTGACACCGTACATTGGGGAATGAAACCCATTAACATTTTAGAAGAAATGAAAATGGATTTCCAACATCAAAACAAATTGGCATTAAAAGCGTATGACGACGATGGTCAACCATCGGGAATTGGTGGTGACGACAAAGCCGGCGTATTTGGTTGTTTGGTTTGTTTGGAGGATTTACCCCACATTAAAGTGGCGTTGTTTGTTTCTGAAGAAACAGGTTGTCACGGTTCAAAAAAGGCAAACGAAGAGTTCTTCTCAAATGTTGGTTATACCATTCAGTTTGACGGACCTGAGAACTATATGATTACTGAAGTATGTCATGGTGTAAGATTGTTTGACCGTGAAAGTGAATTCTTCAACGTTATTGATTCAGTATTCAAAGAGAAGATGGAATATTACGAATATAAAATTCACCCATACACTGACGTGGCTATGTTAAAAATGAAGTTTGACTTTGCCTGTGTGAATATTTCTATTGGTTACTACAACTACCATACCCCACACGAATATGTTGTCTTAGATGATGTTGAAAGAGGTATTGATGTGTGTAAAACCATCATAGAACGTCTTGGGAATACCAAACAGGAGTATAAATACGAAAAACCAAGATACAATAATTACGATAGATACGGATATTACTAAAAAAAGGGACTTCGGTCCCTTTTTTAATGCTTTAAGAATAAAAAAAAGGGGTCTTATGACCCCTTTTCTATTTTGATTGATTCATCATACTTTAGGATATAATGTTCGTTTTCCACAACATTACCCACCAAGTATTCTTCTGAGATAAAGTCTTCTACTTCATCCTGAATAGCTCTTTTAATTGGTCGTGCACCAAACGCCTCATCAAAACCTACCTTGGCAATGTGTTGAATCATTGACTCGTCACAAACGAAGTGTAATTTCAACTCCTCCAAACGATTAACCAATTTTGACATTTCAAGACGAACAATTTGTTCAATTTCAGGTTGTTTCAAAGAATTGAATACAATAACCTCATCAATACGGTTCAAGAACTCAGGAGAGAAATAGTTCTTCATCTCTTTTTGGAGAATCTGACGTTTGTACTCTTCTTGAGTTGATGAACTTGATAAAGTATTGAAACCAATACCGTTTCCAAAATCTTGAAGTTTTTTTACACCCAAGTTTGATGTCATAATAATCAAACAATTCTTGAAATTGATTTTTCTACCCAAAGAATCGGTCAGGTGACCTTCGTCTAACATCTGTAACAATGTATTGAAGATTTCTTTGTTCGCCTTTTCAACTTCATCAAAAAGGATTACTGAATAAGGTTTATTCTTAACTTGTTCAGTTAATTGTCCACCTTCATCATAACCAACATAACCTGGAGGGGCTCCAATCAATTTGGAAATGGTATGTTTTTCTTGGAACTCTGACATATCCACACGGATGAGGTTGTTCTCATTACCGAAGATTTGTTTTGCCAGTTGTTTTGCCAAGTGAGTTTTACCTACACCTGTTGAACCCAAGAAAATAAATGAACCGATGGGTTTATTTGGGTCTTTAATACCCAATCGGTTTCTACGGATTGATTTTGCGATTTTGGTAACCGCTTCTTCTTGTCCGATAACGTTATCCATTAATGACTTATCCAAACCAATTAAGTTTGTTTTGTCATCAACAGAGATTTTTGACACAGGAATTTTTGTCATTGAAGAAACGACATCCAAGACAAGTTCCAACGAGATTTCTCTTTTCTTTTCAGAGATTTCTTGTTCATACTTTTCTTTCTCCGCCTCTAATTTGGCGGCAACTTTCTTTTCTTTGTTCCTTAGCTCAGCAGCCTCTTCGTACTTTTGTTTCTTTACCACTTCTTTTTTCTTCTCACCAATCTCACGAAGAGCCGAGGTCAACTTTTCAATACTTTCAGGAACTTTTGCTTCAACTTGAGCACGGGCACCAACTTCATCCATAATGTCGAACGCTTTGTCGGGAAACTCACGGTCTGTGATGTATCGGTCAGCAAGGTTAACACATAGTTCAAGTACTTCATCAGAATAACTTACTTTGTGATAAGACTCATATTTGCTTCTCAAGTTTTTGAGAATAATGAGGGTCTCTTTTTTAGATGGTGAGTCAACTACGACTTTTTGGAATCGACGTTCCAAAGCCCCATCTTTTTCAAAGTTAGTACGATACTCGTCCAATGTTGTTGCCCCAATACATTGAATCTCTCCACGAGCAAGTGCGGGTTTAAAGATGTTTGATGCGTCCATAGAACCTGAAGCATTTCCAGCACCAACGATGGTGTGAATTTCATCAATGAAAATTACAATGTCAGGATTCTTAGAAAGTTCGTCAATGATTACTTTCAAACGTTCCTCAAACTGTCCACGGTATTTGGTTCCCGCAACAATTGAGGTCATGTCCAACAAAACGATTCGTTTGTTCAAAAGGTTTCGTGGGCAATCACCGTTAAAAATTTTCATAGCCAATCCTTCTACGATTGCTGTTTTACCACAACCTGGTTCACCAATGATGATTGGGTTGTTTTTCTTCCTACGAGATAGGATTTGGGCAATTCGTTGAATTTCTTGTTCTCTACCAACTACGGGGTCCAACTTACCTTCAGACGCTGATTTAATAAGGTCTTTAGAAAAGTTGTCCAATACTGGTGTTGATGAGCTACCACGTTTTGAGGATGGTTTAATGTTGTCGTTATCGTCCATAGATTCAATCATATTACAAAGATAGTATTTTTATTTAATAATTCAACTATGACAATTTGTCTATAAATACTGACAAAATGTCAGGTTTACTTGTTTGGCACAGTTTTGTATATTTACCGATACAAAGATAAACTAAAAAATTAAAGTAAAAAAATATGTTCAATTTATTTGGAAAAAATTACGGAAAATCATTAAAACAAATGATGGATGAGTTAAACGAAATGATGGATGAAACCCTAAACTATGATTTACATTCAACTACCGAATCTTCTTTGGAAGATAAAGTTAAAAAAGAAGAAGTCGAAACTGAAGATGGTGAATGGATTAAAACAACATACATATCACCAAATGGTACTAGATACACTGTCACTACAACATACCTTGGTGGATTACCTAACAAACCAAGTAAAAAAGGTAATGATACGTTATCTTCATTAAAAAACGAGTTGGAGAAATGTGTTGAAAACCAAGATTTTGAAAAAGCGGCTCAATTAAGAGACCAAATCAAAAGAACGGAAATCAATAAGGCCCACATTGATAAATTGGAAGTTGAATTAAAGATTGCAATTGACAAACAAGACTTTGAAGAAGCGATAAAACTACGAGACAAGATTAAAGAATTAAAATCTTAATGTTCCAACCCCCAACACAATTGGGGGTTTTTTCATATTTATAATTTATGGAGATTTGGAAGAAATATATTGAACGTACAGGAGCCGATAAAGAATTTTTACAGTCGTACATTGAGATGCGAAAAACTTTACAAGATTTCAACGTAGAGGAATGGCAGTTAGAAAAAGGAATTAGAATTCCTGGTACGATTTATAATATGAGAGCAAAGACCATTTCCGATATGTCTAATTTGCAAGAACAACTAAAAAAATATGGACTTTTATCAAACGACAATTTGGACGAATTTAAAGAATATCTTTTGGATAAATTAAAAACGATTAATGACGAATATCCTTTACAAAAAGGTAAAATACCCGATTTTATGGATAACGAAGATTAAATTATGGGAATTAAAAGTCAAACAATAGAAGGAACTAAAATTATTAACGAGATTAACTCGTCTAATTTAGTAAAAACAATTTATGATACTGCGGACAGCAGTTTAATCGCCGAATTTAAAAATGGTGCTCAATACAAATATATAGATGTTCCTCATGTAGAGTATGTTAAATTAAGAGGAGCAGAATCACAAGGGACTTATTTTAACACCCAAATAGCCAAGAAATACAAATACTCAAAATTGTAGTATTTATTAAAGATGGCTTCACAAGAAGAAATTATTAAATCGTTTGAACCAAAGGATAAATTAAATCCTAAAATTTGGTATACACCAAAGGGTGAGAATACGCCAAAGATGCAACCTGAGGTTCGTGAGGCTCTTTTAAGAGCGGCACAAGAATTCATTGAATACATTAAAATTGACTTTTTCTTTTCGGATATTGTAATGCCCGGTTCTTTGGCAAATTACAATTGGTCAAAGTTTTCTGATGCCGATGTCCATATTATTGTTGATTTAAACCAATTTGATAAAGAGGATATTCCTTTATATCAAGAACTTTTTAAAATTAAAAAAACCTTATTCAACAACACACATAACATTAAAGTTAGAGGTTATGATGTTGAAATGTATATTGAGGACAATTCTGTCCCAAGATTTTCGCAAGGAACCTATTCAATTATGTTTGACGAGTGGGTTTCTGTTCCTGAAAAAGAAGACTTTAAAATTGATAAAGATACCCTAAGAAAAAAGATAAAAGGTTGGATGGACCAAATAGATTTGGTTATTGACCAATCTGAAGATGAGGATATTGAGGGAGCTAAAAAAATAATAAAAGTTATTGACGAAAAGTTAAAAAAATACAGAACTGACGGTTTAAGAAAAGGTGGAGAACAATCCTACGAGAATTTAGTGTTCAAATATTTGAGGAGAAATGGATACATTGAGAAATTAAAAAATTTTGAAACTGAGTTTGTAGATAAAAAGTTATCTGTTGAACAAACAGAAGAATAAGTAAATATTCGGTATTATCAGTATATTTATATAGTAAAATTATGGCAATAAGATTTATTTCCGGTTGTACCTCGGGCGATTATACAGCAGATTTTGGTTCATTACCCGTTATAGGTAATCAAGTATATTATTTAACTTTTCCTGGTGATACTCCTCCTGGATGTTTTACCGTTGGTGCGATAACAACATATGGCTTCCCTCTTACAGTTCTAACCGCAGATTCATTCGTAAATAGTTGTCCTGATTGTCTTGCGGATAACCCAACACCAACCCCGACACCAACATCAACTGTTACTCCAACACCTTCAATTACCCCAACAAGAACGGTAACACCAACAGTTACAAGAACCCCAACAGTTACACCAACAAGAACACAAACCCCCACACCTTCAGTAACAAGGACTCAAACCCCTACAGTTACTCCTACACGTACTGTAACGCCAACTGTTACTAAAACCCCAACAGTTACACCAACCCCAAGTATAACTCCAAGTATCACACCTACACGCACGGTGACTCCAACTGTAACACCGTCGGTAACATCAACTAAAACACCAACACCAACAACTACACCAACTGTAACACCAACACGTACGGTGACACCAACGGTTACTAGAACACCAACAGTTACTCCAACAATTAGTGTAACACCGACTATTACACCTACAAAAACAGTAACACCAACAAGAACACCAACACCAACAACTACACCAACACCTTCATTAACAAGTTTCTACACAATTGAAGAGGGTACTGAATATTTTATGTGTATTGTTTGTCCTGATGAAGGTCTCACAGGATTTACTTTTACACCAACAACAGTTCCACATCCTGTAGCATCAAACGCTCAAGAAAACATATCAATTGTACAAATGAATGCGGTTGCTATTGGAGGACCTAACGGACTAAACAACTAAAATAATATCAAAAAAATAATATATCATGGCAGATTTAAAACCAATAGGAAGTGAAAAACTTCAAGGACAAGACAAACTAGCAAGAATCATGGAGATTGCTAGATACAAAGAAGTCAGTCCTAGTAATATAAATGAAACGGCAAAAGATGAATTCTCAAGAATTTTAGCGGATGGTAATGAATACCACATCGTTAAAGAAAAAGTGGGATACATTATTAAAAAATTAGTAAACGAATCATTGGACTATACAGAACCAATGAAAAACAGAAAATACTATAGTAGTTATTCTCAAGCGTTGAAAAGATTAAATTTGTTGGCAAAAGAAATGAACGTTATTCATGAAAATGAAGAAGAGGTTTCACTTTTTGGTGAACAAAAAAAGTTTGTTTTAAAAACTCCAACACCTCCAGCACCTGAACCATCTGCAGAACCTGCGGCGGAGTTACCTCCACCAGCACCTGCACCTGCGGCGGAACCTGAGGGTGGTGAAGATATGAATCTTGATATGCCTGAGTTAGGTGGTGACGATTCAGTTGATGAACCAATGTCGGACATTGATGCATCAGAACCTGACGATGAAGAAGAGGTTACCATGAAAACCATTCAAAAATTGACAGGTAAATTAGGTCAAAAAATTAGAGTTGTTAACGATTCTGAAGGAATGACTTCGGATGACGTTAAATACGTAATAAATTCTGTGTTGTCAGCATTGAATCTTTCTTTGTTAGATGAAAATGATAGACAAGACATTATGGATAGATTGGAAGAAGCACCTGAAAGTAGTGAAGAACCAATGATGGGTGACGAAGAACCAATGGGTGATGAAGGAGATGCAATGCCAGACTTATCTGATTTGGGTATTGATGATACCGAAACACCAGCAGAACCAACTGGAGAAATGGCTGAATTGGAAGAAGAAGGTGGTCCTGAGAGTGGTTACAAACCAGGAAGCAACCATCCATTTACTACCAAAGTATCCAAAATAATGGATTCAGTTTTTGCTGAATCTAAAGTTGACAAAGTACTCAAGTCTTACTTTACGGTTACCGAATCGGAAAAGAAATTTAAAAAGAATGTTGAGGTTGAAAAGCATATTGATAAAAAGAACCACGTTAAAAAAACTATTTCATCAATCAAAAAATTGAGTGAAACTGTTGAGCAAGAGTTGGCTTCTGAGTTTATCATAAAAGAAAATTCAGATTACAAATTATTAGGAAAAACTAATAAGAATAATTTGATTTTTGAAAATGAAGGAATTCAAATTAAAGTAACTCCAAAAGGCGAAATTTTATGAGTCATCTAATCTATGTGAATAGTTTAGGACCCAATTATAAGGGTGACAATATATATGAATTTATCTTTAGTGAGGAGTATGATGTTTGGGGGGAAGAGTGGGACAAGAAACCGGCTCACGGAGCACCACAACCCCCCGAATTGCCTTATGTAAAAAATGTCGGAATTTTGAAAAACTCTAATATTACTTTAGAATTGGTTCAGAACTCCGACTATTTTGCTATTACAGACGCAATGGAAGATGTAATAGCGTTAGCGTGGGAAACCGATGAGTCATGTGAAAACGAAAAAAGATTAGTTTTCAAATTTGGTGATTCGGAAAAAATAATAAAAGACAAATTATACGAAAGAGATTTGTTATTACATTTTGAAAAAGAAGAAATCTATGAGAACTAAAAAAATATCTTTTTTGATGGAAAATGGTTTACCATCAAAATTTTTAATCAACCTATCTGATAAACAAGTTGATAATTTATATACCAAATATTTGGGGGAACAAGTAAAGGCAACAACTATGGTCAGTAGTAAAAACCCAAATGCATCGCAAATCGCAAAAGATTTAAATGATAAAGGGATTAATGTGACTATGACAGAAATGGGTGAAGATGCCGATTTAGACGATTCCGCTGAAAAAGAAAGTGGTTTTGACCCTTACGCTGGTAATAGTGTTGGAAATGACAATGGTCCATCTAGTAACGATGGTTATAATAATGCTGCGGATGGTTTTGATATTTTAGAAAACAAGAAAAAATCAAAAGACAATCCTTGGGCAGTTTGTACATCACAAATGGGTAAAGAGTTTGGAACGACTGAAAGAAGTGATTGGTCTAAACCGCAAATGGCGAAATACGAAAGATGTGTTAAAGACGTAAAAAAATCTATCAAAGAAGGTAACAACCCTTACGAATCTTTATTAGAGTCTCACATTATTAAATTGGTAAAAAAACATATTAATGAAAATATGCAATTGGTTAGTTTCAAAAAATTGGACAAACCGGTTGGAAAAATGTATACTTCCAAAAAATCAAATCCTATGGAAGCAGCAGAACCGGCAGTAAAACCAAGAACCGCACCACCAAAAACAAAACCGGGTGTAAAACCAAGTAAACCAAATCCATATCAACCACCAAAGGAAACTCCAAAAGAAAAACCAAGAGCTCAAGATTATAAATCAATGTTTATATCCGCTTTGAATCAATTATTAGGAAAGTAAAATGGTAAAAAAATTAAGAACTGAAGCACCGATGGATTTTGGAGATAATCCAGAAAGACCATCACCAGGTATCCAACAAAGATTGGCGGCAGGAGAAACTATTTTCCAAGGTAACCCTGCAATTCCACAAGTACCGGGAGAATCTTCTTATTTGGAAAAGAACGCTAGTCAACGTTTTGCTGAAGTTATTCAAATGGCTCGTAGATTTACAGGAAGACAAAATCTATCATCAGAATCTGTTATTAGAATGTTAGCAATGGAAATGATGAATGACGTTCAAAAAGTAATACGTCTTGAGATGGGTAATCCTGAAACGATGAACAGGTTAGTAAATTTTGCGATAGATATAATTCAAAAAGAATATAATATTGACGATTGTTCTTATTTATTTGATGTTGAATTTGTTGATTTGTATGGTATTCCTGCATCACAATTTAGAACAAGACCTGAAACACGTCAACAACAACCTGACGATGATGAGGATGAAGAAGAAGAGAATGAAACACCTGATTTTTCTTTTCCATCTTTTGAAATGGAAAGAACCGATGAGGATTTTGAATTAGAAAAACACAAAAGACAAATTATAAATGCGTTAATTCAAGGAAGTGCTAAAAAATTCCATTGGATTATATTAGACCCAAGTGTAAAATCGGCATTAGATGCCATAGACCCTGACTTACAAAGAACCTACGCCAAAATTATGGCGACAAATGATTTGTTGTATTGGTCAATGGACGACATGATTCAAGCAATGTCTTCTTCAGGTCAAGGTGCGGGAGGTTCTGCTGAGGCTAATTTTGACGAAGAAGAGGGATATCCTGAGTGGAATGCTGGTCAAACATACAATAAACGTGATATTGTTAGTTATAACGGTGTTGATTATTTATGTCAATCACCTCAGGTTCAATCACAAGTTAATCCTGAAGATGATGACACAAATTGGTGTCCAAAACCACAAGTAAAACTTACTGTTAGGGCAACAACGTTTGTTATTATGGTTCACGAGTTAGGTAAGGCTGTTGAATCGGCATTGGCTAAATTTGGATTACCTGAAGACCCTGTTACTGCGGCCGATGTTATGGGACAAACAGATACAATGATGGCTGAGCCTGACCAATTAAGATTAGGACCTAAGATGGTTGAAAAAATGAGAACTCTTTTACCTGATGAAATATTTGCTGAGGATGCTGGAGATTTACACAACTGGTTTAAAATGTATTTCTACAGAAAACCAGCGGAAGAGTTTTTATTACTTGTAAAAAATGTTTTGTCTGAAAATCCAAGAGATAATGAGAAGGCAAAGAGAGAATTTGAATATATTTTAGCTCAAGCTAAAAAGGCGAGAGAGGGTATGGATACCGAGGATGATGATGAAGACGATGAAGACTACGGAGATGACGAAACTCCAACATTACCAACAGACGATGGTGATGATGGATTTGATGATTTAGATGATTTCCTAAGTAGTATGGGGATTGGCCCATCTAAATAACAACAGAACCCTATATTTATTAATATAGGGTTTTTTTATGGCTATAACTAAAGAACAATTACTTTTAGAAACTGCAAGGTGTATTAAGAATACACCATACGCACTAAAAACGTATTTACATACTTACGATAACACTCAATCAAAATACGTTCCGTTAGAATTGTTTCCTGACCAAGTTAGATTGATTCAGGATTATGATTCTTACAATGAAAATATTGCTTTAAAATATCGTCAGGCTGGTGTATCTACAGTTACCGCAGCTTGGGTATCAAAAAGATTGGTGTTTGCAAACAAAAACAAACCCGAAAAAATATTGATAATCGCCAACAAATTGGATACTGCGGTGGAAATGGCAAACAAAGTTAGGGAATTTACCGAACAATGGCCAAAATGGGTTAATGTTGGTTTCTCACCTGAAAAGAACGCCGCAAGACACTTCAAACTAACAAACAAATGTGAAGTAAAAGCCGTTGCAACATCAAAAGATGCACTTCGTGGTTATACCCCAACCATACTTATATTTGACGAGGCGGCGTACATTGATGCCGATGATGATTTTTGGGCGGCTTGTATGGCGTCACTTTCTACAGGTGGTAAAGTGATAGTTATTTCAACACCAAACGGATACGACCCAATTTACTATAGTATCTACGAACAAGCCTCTAAAGGAGTAAACGAATTCAAGGTATCCGACATGTATTGGTACCGTGACCCACGTTATACTCGAGACTTACAAATGGTTAAGACGGACAGTTTGGTTGATTTTTTATTAGATAGAAACAATTATCCAAACACAGAGATACTTGATTTGAGCGGTGACCCGTATCAAAGGGACATTGAATATGTTAAAGAACTTATTGACAAAGGATACAAGCCATGTTCGGCATGGTTTGAGTCAATGGTTAAAAAGTTAAAGTATGATAAAAGAAAAATATCTCAGGAGTTAGAGTGTAATTTCTTGGGTTCGGGTGATAACGTATTTGACTCAAACCTTCTACAAAAATTATCTGAAACCATGATTAAAGAACCATCATCTAAAATGATGGCAAATAGTTTATGGATATGGAAAGAACCACAAATGGGGCACAAATATGTAATGGGTGTAGACGTATCTCGTGGAGACTCTGAAGATTTTTCATCTATCCAAATCATAGATTTTGATGAAAGAGAACAGGTTTTGGAATATGTTGGAAAGACACCACCTGATATGTTGGCGGAAATTGCATACAAATGGGCCACCATGTATTCGGCATATATTGTTGTTGATATTACAGGCGGTATGGGTGTTGCCACATCAAGAAAACTCCAAGAACTAGGTTACAGAGATTTATATGTGGATGGTGTTGAGATGGGGAATAAATGGAAATTTGACCCAAAAACCGCCGACAAAATACCCGGTATTAACTTTAACTCAAAACGTGTTCAAATTATCAGTGCCTTTGAAGAAGCGATTAGACATGGGTTTAGGATTTACTCATTGAGACTGTTAAATGAGATGAACACATTTGTTTATCTTAATGGAAGACCTGACCACATGAAAGGTCAACATGATGACTTATTAATGAGTTTGGCGATGGGAATTTACGTAAGTGAGTTATCATTCGCTCAATTGAAAAAGGTGGACGATTTAACAAAAGTTATGTTAGAATCTTGGGCGGTAAACTCTCATGACAATTCAGACGTAACAAGTTTTAATCCTAACATACCTGTATTCAATGATAGGGAATCCGATAAAAATGTTTATAGAAATCAACCAACCAGACAAGATTATCAAGATTATAGATGGGTCTTTGGAGGAATGGGGTTTAGATAAATGAATATCAAATTATATTTAATAATATGAGCGATAATATGACTATATGGCAGAGGTTAACCCAAACCTTTGGACCTGATTCCCTTTTGGGTCAAGATGCCCCTGTCTACAAGTACGATAAAAAAGAATTACTTAGAACTACTGATAAAAGACAATACGAGTTAGAAAAACTCCAAGCACAACAAACCGCATTTCTTTCTAATCAGTGGGCAAAGATAGAAAATAATCTTTACCAACAAGCCGTTTATTACGAACCAACTAGACTATCAGCATTTTATGATTATGAGAGTATGGAGTATACTCCCGAAATCTCTGCGGCTTTGGATGCGTACGCTGAAGAGTCTACAACAGTAGATGAAAACGGATATTTGTTACAGATTTATTCTGAATCAAAAAGAATTAAATCTATTTTGACTGATTTATTTAACAATGTATTGGATGTTAACACTAACTTACAAATGTGGACAAGAAACGTATGTAAGTATGGTGACAATTTTGTGTTTTTGAAACTTGACCCTGAAAAAGGAGTTGTAGGTTCTTTCCAATTACCAAACATTGAAATGGAACGTATTGAAAGAGGTATGACACCAAATACGGTTGCCACGGGACAAAATGAACAAAAAGCCCTGAAATTTGCTTGGAAAAATAAACAAATGGAATATCAGTCGTGGGAAATTGCTCACTTCCGTTTGTTGGGTGATGATAGAAGATTACCATACGGAACTTCTATGTTAGAAAAGGCACGTAGAACTTGGAAACAATTAGTGTTAGCGGAAGATGCGATGTTAATTTATAGAACATCAAGAGCACCTGAAAGACGTGTATTCAAAGTTTACGTTGGTAACATGGATGATAAAGACGTTCAACCTTACGTTCAGAAATTTGCTAATAACTTTAAAAGAGACCAAGTTACGGATTCAAAAACAGGTAACGTGGATATGAGATACAACCAAATGGCGGTTGACCAAGATTTCTTTGTTCCTGTTCGTGACCCGTCAGCACCAAGTCCTATTGACACTTTACCGGGAGCTCAAAACTTATCGGAGATTGCGGATATTGAATATATTCAAAAGAAATTGTTAACCGCATTAAGAATTCCAAAAGCATTCTTAGGATTTGAGGAGACGGTAGGTGATGGTAAAAACTTGTCATTATTGGATATTCGTTTCGCAAGAACGATTAATAGAATTCAAAAATCAATGATTGCCGAATTAAACAAGGTGGCTATTGTTCACTTGTTTTTATTAGGTTTTGAAGATGAATTGGGTAACTTTACATTAGGGTTGACAAATCCATCAAAACAAGCCGAATTATTGGCAATTGATGTTTGGAAAGAAAAAATGTTATTGTATAAAGACGCAACTACCGCAATTGAAGGTATCGCACCAACATCTCAATCATGGGCTAAGAAACACATACTTGGATTCTCAGATGAAGAAATTAAGTTGGATTTACAACAACAAAGATTAGAAAGAGCGGTTTCCGCCGAATTACAAAACACTGCTGCGGTTATTAGTAAGACCGGATTATTTGATAATGTTGACAAACTTTATGGTCAACTTAGTGGTCAAACAGGTGGAGCGGTTCCAACACCAGGTGCAGAACTTGGTGGTGGAGGTGACTTTGGAGGTAGTGATTTTGGAACACCACCACCGCCACCTTTGGGAGGAGAACTTGGTGGACCACCTTCAGGTGAGGAATTAGGAGGACCCCCACCACCACCTCCGGGAGGAGAAACAGTTCCTGAAGGAAAGGGAAATAACTATAACATTCTATTAGAAGGTGATTTTTTAACCCCCAATGATTATTTGGACTTGGGTAAAGGGAGAAAATCTTTAGGTGATATGGATGGTGAATTGGATAGATTGTTAAACTCATAATATTTATTATCATGAACTTTGGAGAAAAATTTAGTAAAGTAGAATATTTGTTATCAGAATCTTACATTGATAAGACCCTTTCTGAGGATATAAAAAAATTCCAAAAATTAGTTTTGGAGAATAAAGATTTGTCAAAAATTTATTTTTTGTATTCTGAGTTATCAAAAGAACAAGGATTTGATAAATCGTTTGCCGAGGAATATGTGAATGAATCAGTTTCTCAAATTAAAGAATTATCAAAAGTTGTAAAAACTGCAAGTTTTGACAAATGGATATTATCAACAGTATGTGAAAACAGATACTCTAAAATTGATGATTTGGTTAATACTGACCCATTAAAATTAAAAGAGAAGATTTTGGCCAAGTCACAAATTGTTGAGTCTCTAATTAAAAAACCAATTCAAAAAGAAAGTTTAAATATTCCTTTGTCTTCAGTAGAAATAATTAGAAAGAATGTTATTAAGAACTATATTGAATCTTTAGATGAATCAACCAAAAGTAATTTAAAAGACATTTTGGGAAAAGGTGATGAGGAATTGAATGGTTTGTTTGAAGGATACAAACAAAAGACTTTGGACAAGTTAGATGTCTTGTCTGAGGGTAATCACGATGATTTAATGAGACACAAGATTAACGAAACAATCTCGTTTGTAAAACAAGAAGAATACAACAAGTATAACTACGTTAAGTTGAAGAACTTATACGAGGGGTTATGATTGTGTTTTTAATTGTATGGATTGTTTAAATTTGGCCTTTTTCATTTTCTCTCTTTTTTGAGTAGTTTTCTTTACATACTCAGTACGTTTTCTTAATTCTTCATTTTGTTTGGTTTTAATAACCTTACCTTTGAGAATCTTTAAGGCCTTTTCTAATCCGATATTTTTGTTAATTTCAACTTTTAGCATATAAATTAAATACAACCATAATTTAAAAAAAGTTTGACTGAAATACATTCTGTTTGTATATTTTTAAAAATAAACATTTTATATGTACAAAATTAATGAAAAAAGGAAAAACCTCAAAGATAATAGGATTTGATTCTATTAAGGTGACGTATGGTACTGTGGACTCTAAAAATTTGAAATCGGTTTATCTAAATATTCAAACATGGGCAACCCCCGTAATCTCAAGTGATAATTGGAATCGTGTGGTTGCAAACTTAAGTAGAAACATAAAACACAACATATTAGACATTGTTGATTTAGAAACATTCCAACCAAATTATATTGTTGATTTGGATTTACGAACAAGTGGAATTCAATTAGACAAAAAAAGTTTTATGAATTTGGAAATGACTTTTTTTATGAAAAAAGAAATGGATTTTAAATCAAACGAACTAAAAGACAAATTAAAAATGATTGCAAAATTTGTATATCAAGAAAATATGAAGAAAAACCCCAATTTTGATTTTACCGTTTCTAAAACTGAAAAAGCATTTATTTAGTGTTCCAATATATTTATAAGTAAAAGTTATGAAGATATTAGGACCTAACGACACAGGGCGTGGTATATTAATTGAATACGATGCGGGATACCTATCCCCAAACGAAAATAACAATATCCATTTGATGGAACAAATGAAGAAAGATATGTTAGACCATTCAAAGCCGTTTGAGTTTTATGCCGTATTACAAAAATACAACACACCAAATAGAAACGGAAGAATTTACCCCGAAAGAATTTTAAAAAGAGAATCAGACAACTATAAAAAGATGATTCAAAAAGGAACATCTCTTTCTGAATTAAATCACCCTGAGTCATCATTGATTGACTTAGACCGTGTATCTCACATAATTACGGATGTTTGGTGGGACGGTATTATTTTAATGGGTAAATTAAAGTTATTAACCTCACCAGGTTTTCATGAAAGAGGGATTGTCTCTACAAAGGGTGACCAAGCGGCTAACTTATTAAGACAAGGGGTTACTTTAGGTATATCTTCTCGTGGAGTTGGTTCTTTAAAAAAGGTTGGAGACAGAAATGAAGTACAAGACGATTTTGAATTAATCTGTTTTGACTTGGTATCTTCACCATCCACACCAGGTGCTTATTTATTTACCGACCCTGAAGAAAGAAAGAATTTTGAAGAAAATTTGGACGAAGAGACACAAAGAAAATCTCAAGGGTCAATAGACAAATCGGTTGACTTAATGAAGAAATTGTCCGATTATTTAACCAAATAAATTACATATCATGGACGAAAAATATTTTGTAGCAAAAATCACTTACGATTTACCCGATGAAGAGTCAGGTAAAATTAAAAAAATTAGAGAAGAAAAACTCGTAAAAGCCTTCTCAGTTACCGATGTAGAAGCGAAGGTAACTTCAAGATATCAAGGGTTTCAACATGATTGGCGAATCACCTCGGTATCCGAAAGTAAGATTGACGAAGTTATTGAAGAGTAACACTAACCCCTCCTAACCGAGGGGTTTTTTATTTTTATTGGGTTATTGTGCCCAAAAAAATAACTTTTTTCAAGTTG